TAGCGACGAAAGTGTTGGGATGTATTCAGGAGGAAGGGGATATTTCGGGAATCATCGACGAGTTCAACGCGGGCATGGATCGTATTTCGATGGCTATTGCCGGTGGCCGGGGTGCGAAACATATCGGTGAGTTGCTGGAGGAATCGTTGCGCGACGCGGAGCGCCGCCAGGTGCTTGCCAAAGAGGGCAAGACACCGGGAGTACCTACCGGCCTTTCGCGTCTCGACGAGCTGACGACCGGATGGCACGGCGGAGAATTGATCGTACTGGCTGCCCGGCCCGGCATGGGTAAAACGGCTTTCATGCTGCACAGCGCACGTGCCGCAGCGCAGGCAGGTTATCCGCCCTGTATCTACTCGTTGGAAATGAGCGGGACATCCATTGCCGACCGGCTGCTGCTTTCTGAATGCAATGTCGATCCGGACGCGTACCGCTCGGGAAGGATGGATGCGGAGGACTGGCGGGAGGTCGAGCGTGCGACCGGGGAACTCGGCAAACTGCCGATTTATATCGACGACAATCCGGTGGTGTCTATGCGCTATATCCGCTCCCATGCGAAAGTGATGAAGAAGCGGAACAAGTGCGGGATCATCTTCATCGACTACCTGCAATTGGCTGATACGACGACCGACCAGCGCAACCGCAACCGGGAGCAGGAGATCGCGCAGGCCAGCCGACAAGCGAAGATCATAGCCAAAGAACTGGACGTTCCGGTGGTGCTACTCTCGCAGCTCTCCCGCAAGTGTGAAGAGCGGGGCGGTGCGTACAAAATGCCGATGCTTTCCGACCTGCGGGAATCGGGGGCTATCGAGCAGGATGCGGATGTGGTAGGATTCATCTTCCGTCC